GGGACTTCGGGATTTACGATCGATGCTTCTGGCGAGGTAACAAAAATCGGTCAAGATACACCGAGTGATGGACAAGTCTTAACATGGGATAATAGTAATAGTAAAGTAGTTTGGAGTACAGTGAGTGGTGGTGGTGGTGGTACATATACAGCTGGTACGGGATTAGACTTATCATCAAACGAATTTTCAATTGATTCAACTGTTACTACATTAACTGGTAGTCAAACATTAACAAATAAAACACTTACAGGTCCTAAGTTAACAGGCGGTACAACAAATAATTTATTAAAGATGGATTCAACGGGGGCAATTGTTGGGGAATCGAATATTGTGGTTGATTCTAGTGCGATGAACTTTGGTGGTGGATGGGTTAGTACTGGGATTACGATTTATAAGTCTGCTGGAATAATGGCTATTCGTGATTCTTTCCGTATTTATGAAACAACTGTTAGTAATGGGAATAGTTATATTCGTTTCAAATCGCCTGACAGTTTAGCAACCAACTATACAATAACATTACCCGCCGCAACTGGTACGCTTGCAACGGCTGATACAGCGCAAACATTTACAAGTAAGACCATCTCATCTGGTACATTAACAGGATCACTTACAGCTGGTGGTGGTACTGGTACATCCGGACAGGTATTGAAGTCAACAGGCACTGGTGTTGAGTGGGGAACTGTAAGTGGTGGTGGTGGGTCAAAGGGTCAAAAAGGTTCTAGTGGGGTACAAGGAAGTGCTTTAAAATATACTTTTCAAACCAATACTTCAATGTCTGACCCTAATACAGGTAATTTTCTTTTGAATAATACCACACAATCTAGTGCTACTGAGATGGTTGTAGATAAGGTTGATGGAGATAGTATTGATCAATATGATTATTTTGCAGATTTGGATACGGTAGACTCTGTACCAAAAGTTACGATAATAATACGTAGTATTAATACTACATCAGATTATCTATCATTTAGTGTATCATCTATGACAAATTATTCAGGGTATGCCCGGTTTTATATGACTAATTTATCTTCAAGTAGTACAACCCCTTTGAGTAGTAATGAGGATGTTTTTATTACATTTTCTAGGACAGGTCAGAAGGGTGAGACTAGTAAATCTGGGGGGGCGGCATTTTTATATAAATATGATACGAGTACAACGATGGGTGATCCTGGAAATGGTGATTTTAGGTTTAATAATGCTAATTTAAGTAGTGTTACACAGATTGCAATTGATACATTAGACCATTTACTTCAGAATAATCAAGTATTTTTACAGACATTAGATGATGTCGATAATGCAAGATGTACTGGGTATGTAAGGTTTACAAAACGAACAAGTGTGAATGATTCTATTCTTTTTAAAATTACCGAAGCGACCTATACAAGTGGACATACCATTTTAGATGTTACAAAAGTATACATGACTTCTAGTCTATCATTTTCAAGTACTGAATTAGTTGATATATCATTTAGTCGTAGTGGTGCCGATGGTCAAAATCCGGGTGCGAGTTGGGTTTATAAGTATTCAACCACTACAACTGCTGGTAATGATAATAATTATTTACGATTGAATCATAGTTTAGTAGGGTCAGCTACTAATTTATATATAAGTAAATATGATATAAATACTGATTCTGTCGCTAGTTTCATGGGTACATTAGCAAATATTACAAATACTATTTTAGGACATGTGCGAATATCAAAAAAGGGTTTTACAGACAAGTGGGTAATGTATGAAGTTACAAGTTATGCAGATAATAGTAGTTATTATACACTGGGGATAACACATAGATCAAGTAGTACTTCTTCTCCATTTTCTGCGGATGATAAACTTGTTTTTTCATTTGTCCGGGCGGGTGATAAAGGACAAAAGGGTTCATCTGGTGGACAGAAGGGACAAAAGGGCTTAGCTGGTCCAAGTGGTGGAGAAAAGGGGCAGAAAGGACAGAAAGGACAGAAAGGACAATTAGGACAAAAGGGTCAGAAGGGGGAAGTTGCTGATAAAGGGCAAAAAGGGGCAACTGGTGCCGGTGATAAAGGGGAGAAGGGTGTAATCGGTCCAAGTGGTGGACAGAAAGGCCAAATGGGTCCAAAAGGGCAAAAAGGTTTAGATGGTGATGGTACAAAAGGTCAGAAGGGTTCATCTGGCGGACAGAAAGGACAAAAGGGAGTCGATGGTGGATTTGGAGGTGCATCTTATAGAATGACTTTTGATAATTCAACTACAACTTCAGATCCTGGTCAGGGTAAAATCCGTTTTAATTCATCATCTATAGCTATAAATGGAACAATAGTAGTTATATCCGATAATTATGATGTTAATCTTGATCAGATACTGCCTATTGTCAGTGAACTGGCATATGTCTATTCAAAAATTAAAGCGTATATGCGTATTGAAAAGGAAGGTGATCCGAATAGTTGGGTAATTATCAAATTTACGAGTCCTTGGACTTCTCCCGGTGGTTATCATACGATAACTGGTGTTGTAAAGGCTTGTAGTTCTTCCACCCCGTTTTCAAATAATGATAACCTTATAGTTTCGTGGACCCGTTCGGGAGATTCAAGACCTGGTGGTAGTTTTTTATATAATTTTGATGATAATACGAATCATGGCTATCCGCCCAACACTGGAATTTTTAAAATCGGTGGAACAAACCATTCAACTGCAACATGGATTATGTTTGATGAGGATGATTATGAAGATATTAATCGCAAGTCTGCAATATCTGATACTGAAGTAGGTGATGTCTTGCATATTACAGGTGCCACTAATCCAGATTTAAGCCTTGTATATAGTGTCACAAATGTCCTTACTTATAGTGCATATGTAAAGTTGAATGTTTCAAATCTTAGTTCCTCCAATCCCGGTTCGGCAGTTTTTGAAGAATCAATACATAAGAGGATTGCATTTATAACATTTAGTAAAAAAGGAGACAAAGGACAAAAAGGGGTGAAGGGACAGAAAGGACAAACGGGACAAAAGGGACAAAAAGGTTTAGATGGTACAGTTGGTACGAATGGTCAAAAGGGTCAAAAGGGTATTATGGCTGGACTGAATTTTAGATACAACAACAGTACAGTACTTGGTACCCCAGCGGACGGTGAGATGCGTATGAATCAATCCAGTCTTCACACCGCCACCCTGATTTTATTTTCTCACGAAAATACAGATGGAAATGATATCAGTGGTTATTTCGATTATATGGTAGCGGGGACTGGTGATATTAGATCTCAAATCGAGATATATAAGGATAGTGATCCAACTAAATTTATCGTATACAATATAAAATCATTATATTCCGAAACCACATCGGGGACTGGTCACAGTAAATTCACTTGCCAGACCGTTATGGAAAGTGTTGATTCCCCTATAAGTGATGATGATTATTGTACTGTTATTATAAAAGGGGTCGGCTCAAAGGGAGACATAGGAAAGGATGGTTCTACATCTTGGTATTTTAAGTTTAACACGCTCACAAACGTCGGAAACAACAGTCCAGGTGGCGGACACTTTAGCTTGAATTATGCCGGTTGGACAGATGATACCTCTACCCCGACGACGCCCAACAAATTAAATTTGAGCAATGCACTTGACGCGAGTATAGGCGGGGGCGACCTTGAGGAAGTTTTCAAGGATTTTGAGAAGTTAAATTCTAATAGTGTTGTAGGATATGTTAGAATTACCCCTCCATCTAATGATACTTGGGGACTTTTTAAAATAACAAACGTTGATTGTACCTCCACGAGAACGAGATGTGATATCTTACCCGTTGCGTGGTCGGGTACTTTTAGTAATATGAATGAAGACGACTTTTGTACATTATCTTTTTCAATGAGTGGGAAAGATGCATATAAAAATGGAATTGAATATAAATATGATAAATCTTCAACTACTGATGGTGATCCAGGTGACGGTAAAATTCGTTTCAATAATACTACTGCACCAAGTGCTGTTAGTGAAATGTATATTGATTGGAAAGATTTGTATGGTGATACTTGGAATTCTTTTTGGTATGATCTTGGAGGCGTAAATAGTGAACCGAAAGGACATCTAAGAATTACAAAAGATTTAACGAATCCGGCTGAATGGATAGTATTTAGAGTTGATACATATACATACGATAGTGGATATATGAAACTAACAGGCGATATGAGGACTCAGTGGAATAATACTTTTAATACTTGGGCAACCGATGATGTATTAATAGTAACTGTTCAATTAAATGGTGATAAAGGAGAAAAAGGCACCAAAGGATCGTCTGGCCTAAAGGGCCAGACGGGAATGGATCATTATGGTAGTTCTTTAAAATATGAATATAATAACAATACCTCAATGAATGACCCTGGAGGTGGTAGATTTAAGTTTAACAATGCGACATCTTCATCCGCTACTGAGATGACTGTAGATGATGTTGATGGAGATAGTATTGATCAAAGTGGATTGTTTGCGAACCTTGTTACTAATCAATCTAACCCTATGGCTACTTTGACAGTACGTAGTAGTTCAAATAATACTGATAAACAACAATTTAGTATAACATCTATGACGGATTATTCAGGGTATGCTCGTTTTTACATTACTAATTTATCTACTAGTAGTAGTAATCCTTGGACTCTTGGAGACGATTGTTTACTTACATTTCAGCAACATGGAGAAAAGGGGGAGACTAGTAAATCAGGAGGAGCATCTTTCCATTATAATTTTGATACAGGTACAACTATGTCTGATCCTGGTAATGGTAATTTTAGATTTAATAATGCTACTATTGGTAGTGTTACTCAGATTGTCCTTGATACTTATGATAAAAATATTTATAATAATCAACCATTTTTACAGACACTTGATGATGTTGATAATTCCCTTTGTACAGGACATGTAAGATTTACAAAATTGAGCTCTTTAGATGCTTGTGTCTTGTTCCAGATTAAGTCTGCTACTTATACAAGTGGGCATACCACTTTAGATGTTGCCGAAGTATTTCAACAATCTAGTCTTTCTTTTTCCTCTGGAGAAACAGTTGATGTTTCATTTAGTCGCAGTGGATCCGATGGTCAAGAAGCGGGTTCAAGTTGGACTTATTTATTTTCAGATACTACATCTGCTGGTAATGTTAATAAATACTTACGATTGAATAATAGTAATGTAGGGTCAGCTAATAATTTATATGTAAGTAAATATGATATAAATACTGATTCTGTCGCTAGTTTCATGGGTACATTAGCAAATATTACAAATACTATTTTAGGACATGTGCGAATATCAAAAAAGGGTTTTAAGGACAAGTGGGCAATGTACGAAGTTACAAGTTATACAAATAATAGTAGTTATTATACACTGGGAATAACACATAGATCAAGTAGTACTTCTTCTCCATTTACTGTTGAAGATAAAGTTGTTTTTTCATTTACCCGGTCGGGTGATAAAGGACAAAAGGGTTCATCCGGTGGACAGAAGGGACAAAAGGGGGCAGTTGCTGATAAAGGGCAAAAAGGGGCAACTGGTGCCGGTGATAAAGGGCAGAAGGGACAGAAGGGGGTAAAAGGACAGAAGGGATTGCTTGGAAATTATGGTGGTATTACTTTTAAATATTCCTTCAATATAAGTACAAATGCTAGTAGTAATCCAGGTAGTGGAAAAGTTTTATTAAATAACGCTAGTTATCAAAGAAATTCAACAATTATTGCTATTAATGATTCAGATTCAGATTCAAATAATATTCAAGGACTTATATCAACAATAACAGTTCAGGGAGATATACGTTTTTCAAACTTAACCGATTCATCTCAATACCTTGTTTTTAAAGTATCGGCTATAACTGATCAAACTGGATATACTCAATTAAATGTATCAAATATTGCTTATTCTGAGGATGCACCATTTAGTGATAATGAAGATATTATTATATCTTTTAGTCGTACAGGTAATAAAGGACAGAAGGGTGAAACAGATGGACCAAAAGGGCAGAAAGGTGAAAAAGGTCCTTCTGGTGGACAAAAAGGACAGAAAGGTTTTGGAGGGGGTGACGGAGATGATGGTACAAAGGGTCAAAAAGGAGAGCCATCTACGACTGGTGGAACAATTACGGAATTAAATAATCGGGCTGAAAATAGATTAGTAACTATTGGAGCAACAACAACTGAGTTAGATGGAGAAGCAAATCTAACATTTAATGGTTCATTACTTGCATTAACTGGTTCATTTACTGCTACAGCTGATATAACAGCATATTCATCTTCAGATATTAGGTGGAAGGATAATTTAGAACCAATCTCAGAACCGAATAAAAAAATTAAGAAGATTAGTGGTTATGAATTTGATTGGAATGATAAACACGATTATTTTCAAGGAAAACATGATATTGGGGTTATTGCACAAGAAATAGAGAATGTATTACCGGAAGTTGTTATGAAGCGTGAAGATGGGTTTAAAGCCGTACGTTATGAGAAATTAGTAGCATTATTAATTGAGTCAAATAAAGATCTATTAAAAAGAATTGAAGTATTAGAAAATAATAATATTTAAGACTATTTATTTCATAAGAAGTAAATGCCTTTCTTTATTGAAGTGGGTTCTTGTGATTTTGATACTTGTGAAAAGTTAATTCAAAATGGATGGGATGGTATTGTTATTGAACCTGTAAAGTATTATTATGATAAATTGACAAAATATAGCAATATAGTATATGAAAATGTAGCGATCAGTAATACTGTTGGTGAGTCTGAAATACATTATATAGATCCTAAAGAAATCATTAGTTATGGTCAACACTGGTTAAAAGGTATAAGTAGTTTAGAAGGTAAGACTGGTCCATTATCGTTTCCGGGTAATAGGAAAATAGATCATTTTAGTAATTGTTTGAAACAAAAAGTAAATACAACTACATTAGATAATATATGTGAGAAACATAATATAGAATCAATCGATTTTTTAAAGGTTGATACTGAAGGACATGATTTAATTGTTTTAAAAAGTCTCGATTTAAAAAATATTCCTGTGCGTATGATAAAAGTTGAACATAAACATCTAAATTCAAAAGAAATTATAGAATATTTAGAACGGTTTAATTATTTATGTTATCTTGAAGAAGATGATATTTATGCGATTAAATAAACATTAAATTATATTTCCAGTAGTAAATGAAAATTAATTGTTTTATTATTAATCTAAAACGTTGTCCTGAAAAAAGACAACGTATTAAAGATAGAATGAAACGTTTCCCTGAAATAAGTTATGAAATATATGATGCAATTGATGGACAAGAGTTAACTGATGAATATATGGAGAAATATAATTATAGTACATTAGATTCTTGGAATGATCCATTCCACAAACGTAAAATAACAAAGGGGGAGATAGGTTGTACATTAAGTCATTATGACATTTATCGTCAGGCCTCAAATCTTAAGGATGATATAACACTTGTATTGGAGGATGATGCTGATTTTTCAAATGAATTTTTGGAATCTTTAAATATTTCAATAAATGAATTAAAAAAATGTGAATGGGATATGTGTTATTTGGGTAGGAAGAAGATGGATGATAATGAAACAAATGAATATGTTGGTGAGAGTGATTATATTATATACCCTGGTTATTCTTATTGGACAATTGGTTATTTAATTAATAAAAATTTTTGTAATTCTGTACTTAATAGTGAGTTATTACAAAAAATAATTCCAATTGATGAGTTTCTACAGATTATAGGTAGAACAAGTACTTTATCTACTTATGAAAAAGAATATAAAACAAGAATTGATATTAAATCATACCATAAGAATATTATATTCCCCGAACGTGATGCGTTCAAGTATAGTGATACAGAGATTTGTTCTTATTTATCAAATAATAAATCAGAGTTACTTATATTAACTGTAGCTACAGATGAAAATGAACCATTAGAGAGATTTATCCATTCTTGTAATAATTTTGGCCTCCGTTATAAGGTATTGGGTTTAGATTATGAATGGACTGGAGGTAATATGTCTGCTGGACCAGGTGGTGGAATGAAATTAAATTTATTAAAAGAGGAGTTAAAAGAATATGATTCTGATGATATCATATTTTTTTCAGATAGTTATGATGTAATATTTTTATCTGGTGAAAATGATATTATGAAAAAATATAAAAATTTTGAATCTGATGTTGTTTTTGCTGGAGAGAAAACTTGTTGGCCTAATAAGTCAATGGAACCTATATTCAAAGATAAAGGGCCTTATAAATATATTAATAGCGGTGGTTTTATTGGTAAAGTAGGTATAATCCGCGAAATAATTGATGTCGATTTTGAAGATAGTTATGACGATCAATACTTAATACATTCAAGATATGAAAAATTTATTAATCATATAAAAATAGATACAGAGTGCGAAATATTTCAGACAAGTTGTAATGATACAGATGATTTAGAGATTATTTTTGATACTAATCGTTTACAGAATAAATTGTACCATACATTCCCTTGTCATTATCATGGAAATGGTTCGAGTAATGTAAAAGTTAGATTCAATAATTATTGTAATTATCTTTTAAAAACGTGGAATAATACCTATCAATATCGTGGTTCAAAACTACCTTGTAAAAAGGATAAAAATATTTATTTGTTTATTTATAAAAAAACGGAACATAATTTATCTGATTTTATAAAGAGAATAAAGAAGTTAGATTATCCAAAAGATAAAATAAGTATTAATATTCATTTAAATGAAATAATAAATAATGATGAATTCATAGGGTATAGAGACATAAATATAAAAAAAATAAGGTCACAAGACAATGAATATACAATAAGGGATAAGTCGATTGAAGAATGTATTAATGGTGATTATGATTATTATTTGAATATAGATACAAATTGTATGATAGGGAGTATCAATATTATAACTGAATTAATGGAATATAATAAGTTAATTGTATCACCTTTGTTACGGTTAGGTAATAAGAATTGGACTAATTTTTGGGGTGAAGTTAATAAAGATGGGTGGTATACTGAGTCATTTAATTATTTTGATATTATTGAAGATAGACACAAAGGATGTTGGAATGCTTCATATATTAATAATATTTATTTAATTAAATCTGAGATACTTGATAAGATACGTGGATTTTATTCGCGTGGATTTGAACCTTCAAAAGGATGTGATATGTCATTTTGTGAGAATTGTCGTTCCTCAAATATTTTCTTATATACGTGTAATGAAAAGAAGTATGGTTTATTATATGATGAAGAAGGGGCTATAGAAGATATTGAAGATCCAATTAGTGAAGATGAAATTAAGAAAATTGAAATTGAAGAAGTTGAAGATGATGAGGATGGTGTATATAGAGAAAATATATTGGATGAAGATCTATTAAATCAGTTAAGAGGGTTTGCGTTAACATGTCAATATAAAACAATTAAAAATGGTTGTGGATATGAAACATTTCAATTTAGGAATAATAAGTTACCTATATCTGAAATAGATGATATAATTAATCAATTAATAGAAAAATATCCTCAAAGTTTAAAAAATACTGAGTTTGATTATGGACAATTTATAAGATATGATACAGAATGTAAAAGTGAATCATTTAGTTCTTATCCTTCACATTTTATTTCATACATTTGGTTAACACCAGATAGTTCATTATATGATAATGATAAAACTAAAAATAATTTTACCTTGTGGGATATAGAGGCACCACATAATATAAAAGAAAAAGATAAACAAACTAAATACTTAGTTGATAATAATGGAACGAAGGATGTATTTTATTATACGTATAATAGTAGTATTGTATTTGATGGTACAAATTTTAATGAGATATCTGATACAGCTATGAAGAGTGGAATCTGGAATCAAAAGATATGTTTGAAATTAATGTTTAAAAAAATTGAAGAAAACTTAACACTTTTGGATTATAATAATGATACACGTGAAAAATATTTAGAAAAGTATTTCGATCCTATATTTATTAAATCAATTAATAATTATAATTATTTACCAATTGAGGAACCAATCAATGATGTCCTTCAATTTCCAATTGTAAATGACACTTTTTGTAAGGAATTAATTCAGATGTGCGAAGGATATGGAAAATGGTCAGGAGCATCAAATAATGATACAAGAATAGGTTATGAAAATATCCCCTCAAATGATATTCATTTTACTGAGATAAATTTCCATAAAATATGGGAAAAGATAATTAAAACTTATATTGCTCCAATTGTTTCCTATCATTGGGGGGATTTCCTTACAACTTCATTAAATATAGGATTTGTAGTAAAATATGAGTATGGTGGATTTTATAAATTAGGACCTCATCATGATTCATCATCATATACAATTAATATATCATTAAATGATGAATATGAAGGTGGAGAAGTAAAATTTATTAAAAAGAATCATAAAATACGAAATAAAAAAGGATATGCTTTAATTCATCCTGGCCGAATAACACATTATCATGAAGGTTTACCAGTAACAAGTGGTACAAAATTTGTTAATGTATCGTTTGTTTATTAACATAATCTGAATTATCTATATCAGTTGTTGTATATTCTTTAATTAGGTGTTTATATCTAGAAGATTCATATAAACATTGATAAACTTTTTTATAATCATTTGAAGATACTGCATTAATGATTTTTGGAAATAACGATTGAAAATACTTTAAATTTTTACAATTACTATCTCCATAACAAAGAGGCAAGAATTCATCAAATGGTATTAAGTTTTGTAGGATACTTGTATTCAATAGTTTTTGAATACATTGTTTTGAGAATATTACTGCGTGGGCATTCCAACTATAACCTGGGATAATATATTCTGTATCTTTATAATTTTGTTCTTCTTTTTGATGAATTTTTTCACGACCTATATAATAAAGATCAAAATCATTATGTACCCTTATGAGTCTATGATATTTATTGATTTCTTTTTGTAGGTCACCTATCTTATTACAGTAAACATCATCCTCTAACATAAGGATTGATTGATAATTATTTTTTAATGCATCTTGTAATATTCTAATATGTGAGTAACTACCTGCAATTTGTCCATATTTCATTGGATTTCCATCATTTTCTTGCCATTTTTTTGAATAGGTAACTACTTTTTCATAAACTTCATTTTTAAATTGTTCGCTTCTCCAATGTATCCCTGGAAATATTTTAATTGGAATATAGATTTCTTCATCTGCGAGTAACATGAGACATTGTTTTAATCTTTCCCTTTCTTTTTTAAGATTAAGAATATAAATACAATCAATTTTATTCATTGAATAACTAAAGATATTTTTATTTAAGTAGTTACCAAAAGGATGAAGGTTGTAACGATTCTATCTTAAAATTTCCTTTAAATTTTGTTAATTCATTATAAATTTCTTTTATTAAATTTTCATTACGAAGATATATTGGTTTTAATCCAAGATCTAAAAATTGTTTATTCTCAACTTCAAGATTATTTTTTATTAGTTCTTTCCTTGGGTTTTTGATATATTGAAGTGTAGTATCTGGGTATATCTTTTGAATGATTGATGTTAATTTATTTAATTGAATTGTTTCTGTCATTTGATTAAATATTTTTACTTTATCATTCATTGGTGGAGGATTTTCAATTGCAATATGAATACATTCAACTGAGTTTTGTATATGGATAAATGCCCTTGTTTGTTCACCGGTTCCATAAATAGTTAATGGTTCATTACATACGGATTGTAATAGGAACCGGTTTAAAACGGTTCCATAATCTGAGTCTTGATCTAAACGATTAATTAAATTTGGATGTAGTTTAGTTTCTTCTGTATGTAGTCCCCAAATAATACCTTGATGTAGGTCTGTTATTTTAATACCCCAATTTTTGGTATAGTATTGAAAAAATAGAGCATCTTGGGTTTTTGTAAGGTGATATATACTTCCAGGATAAGAAGGATGTAATATATTCATTATTTGTTCTTGTCCATTTTTATTTTTAATTTTAACATCTAGATAACCTTCTGGTATAATTACATCTGAAATAGTTCCATAACCATAGACACCCATTGAACCTAAATGAACAAGATGAATATTTTTATTTACTTCAATAATACTATTTAATATATTATGTGTTGCCATTAGATTATTATTCACTGTATAAATACGAGTATCTTCATTTTTCATCGAATATGGGGCTGATCTTTGTTCTGCGAAATGAATAATTGAATCTGGATTAAATTCTTGTATAATTGTTTTTAATTTATGATAGTCTTTTGCTACATCAATTAATTTAAATTCTATTTTTGAATCATTGAGTGAATTCCAAGTTTGAATTCTTTTTTGAATTGAGCAAATATTAGTAAATGATCTAGTATTTATTTCAATATCAATTTTTCTACGTGATAGGTTATCAAGAATAAGTATATCATGACCTTTTTTTGAAAGGTGTAATGAAGTTGGCCAACCACAGAATCCATCACCGCCAATGATTATTATTTTCATATAATTTAGTTTCTATGTGAATTATATCTTTAAGTTAATAACCTTTTATTTTTGACCATTGTTAATTCAAATTCATAAGATACATCTGAATTATTACAATCATATAAAACATTATTTACTGAATATAGTTGAATATTTAGACGATGTAATGTTATTGGAGAAAAAAAGTGTTGGCTACTTGATTCATCTACATTAACTCCATAATGAAGATATTCACCGTGTCCAGCTTTTAATTGAATCCTTTCAACAATATCTTTACCAGATGAATTCCTTTTACAACCGATACTTGGAATTTCTGGAATTACTAAATCAACAAAATGAGTTGATACATCAGGAGTTCTATCAGAGTATATCATTTTATTTACAGTTGTTTGTTTTGTCGGTAAAAAACCAAATAAACGAGCTGTACCACGAGTAATATTATCATAATCCCATAAGAATGTTATTTCTTCTGAACCATTATATTTAATTTCAAAAATCATTGATTTATTTCCATTTGTTGATGTTGAAGATGTAGATGTTTCACCAATAAATGTTAAAGAAAATGTCCCATTACTGGGTGTAAATACTGAACTTTCATATGTACCGGCAGTTATAGAAGGATCACTATATTCGCTATATTGTGAATATTTACTTGTGTCAACCGTTAGAGTTTCGCTCGTTGGGGTTGCTGCAACGAGGGATCCATGATATTTTTGAAAAACTTCGGAGATATTAGTCATATTATAAACTCCTTTATTAATTGTAATTGAATAAATAGTATCATCACCTGACTTTTTATATCTTATAATATTATTTGTTGAATTAATATTATATGGTGGTGTACGTATAGTTGTACGTACTAGACGAAATCCTATAACATTATGGTAAATATCATAATTTGTAGTAACTAGTGATGATCCAGCATCTGTATCAAAGTCAAAAATAACTGTAAAATTAGATGTATTAAAATCACCGGGTTGAAAGTAATTATGTGAATCGATCACAATCCTTTTTTTTAAAATATCTTTTGTATAAAGTGTATCGCGGTTTGTTTCATAATCACTAAGTGTAGTCATATTCATAAAGTGTGTTTGTTTTTGATAATCTATTTCTTCATCAGATGAATCTGTTTCTTCTGATGAATCAGATGATGTTTCTATTTTTTCAAAAGTTCCTATCATTATTAAAAAACAATTATATTAATTCTTTAAATTTATTTTTTCCAAGTTTTTTTCGCATCTTTCATTGCATCTTTATATTTATAGTCTGGTTCTTGTTGTCTCCTTTCTTCCCAATAATTCTTAACATGTTGAACCCAATTTGAAGCTTTCTTAGGTTCCGAAGGTTTTGAAGGTTTTGAAGGTTTTGAGTCAATACCCGCTAAGAAAGAATCCATTTCACTTTGCATTGAAACCTTGGATTTTTTTTTCTTCCCCTTAATATTTGGTGGAATTGGTGGATGTTTTTTTGTTTTCTTTTTACTCTTTTTACTCTTTTTACTCTTTTCACTCGAAATTCCATAAGAAGAAGAGAGAATACTTGAGGCCCTTTTAACCATCCTTCTTGAAGATTTACGTGCGGGTTTACGGGCAGATTTACGAGCAGATTTACGAGCAGATTTACGAGCAGATTTACGAGCAGGTTTACGAGCAGATTTACGAGGCATTTATAATATAATCAATATTTTAATTAATTCTTTGTAATGATTGTAATGCAAACCGTATTTCATCTAAAGAAGGCATATATTTACTTTTTTTCTTTTTATTATTTTTTTGTAAGTTAGTTTTCTTAAGGACAACATTTTGTAGGTCACTTGCTTTAATTGAATCTATTTTAATTTTTTGTTCAACCGCTTCTTTTGATATACCTAACTTTAACATCTTGTTATATTTTGATGGTGGCGGCGGTGGCGGAGGTGGTGGCGGTGGCGGTGGCGGAGGTGGAGGTGGAGGCGGTATTTTTTTTATGTTTTCATTATCATCATCAATAATTATATACTCTTTGAGTTGTACAGGTAAATATATTTTTGCTTGAATGATTGTCCAATGGAACCAAATTTTATTATCCATTAACCATAGACCTGAAAGATGGATTAAAAATGTCCCAAAGGTTTTTGGATTAAATGAATCAATCTTTTCTTTTTTTTGATTGTAGAAAATACAAGTTTCTGATATTTTAAAACGCATCCATTTAGAGAATTGACTTTCCTTAATAAATGGTTCGACTTGAAATTTTAATGAATATTTATTAAAAATTCTATCGTAAATAGTTTGAAAAAAATTAATTAATTCTTGGTGCTTATTTTGAAAGGTAATATCAAGGTATGTATTCTTTGAATGAATAGAAAACTTTTTTAATTCAAATGGTATGAAACATTGTGGTGTTTGAATAATTAAATCTTTTTTATCATATTGAATCGGAATAAATGTAAAATTATTTGAATATTGTCTTGATTTTTTAAAAATAATTTTATCTTTGTTTATATTGTAACCTGTATGAAATAAAATCATTTAAGAGATCAATATATATTATTATTAAATACTTAAATAATGGAAAAAAAACTATGTTCAATCTGTGGAGAAGAAAATGATGATTATTTCCATACACTAGGATGTAATCATTCATTCCATTATAATTGTTTACTTTTATCGTTTAAGAATATGAAAAATAACCATTGTCCATATTGTCGTTCAACAAATAATTTTTTACCAATTGTAAATGGTGTTAAAAAAATAATTCATGGTATTCATGATACTGAAAATCTAACTATAAATGCGATTGATAATTATACAATCAGTAAATGTGAACAAATATTACAACGGGGTAAAAATAAAGGTAAAAGGTGTAGTCGTAATTGTAAATTAGGATATAACTATTGTCAATTACATTTAAAAAATAACATAAAAAATGATATAAAAGAATAAATAGGTGTATATTTGATATATATATATTTCTATATGTTTGATAATTGTACAATATGTCTAAGTCCTCTTGAAGATAATCATATTCAGAAAAAGTTAACGTGTGGACATAGATTTCACTATCGTTGTTATTTAAAAATGGTTTATAGTGGAAAGAATTATTTTATTCAATGTCCATTATGTAGGACAATTAATATAGATAATAGGAGACCAACAGATGATCCTGAAAGAAACTTGAGGTTACTATGTTCTCAAAAAGTTGGAAAAGTGCGTTGTTTAGGGAGAACAAAGAATAATCGTGTATGTAAACGAAAAGCTTGTTTATTGAATTATGGATATTGTTATCAACACCATTCACCAGTTTTAAAAAAAGAAATGTACCCTTTAATGGAGAGATATATGAATTTTATATTATGTCAAAGAAATAATTGGTTATCAAAGATATATTTATTTGACATTGGTAAAAAATTGATAATAGAACATTTTAATGAATCTCTTAAAATTGAAGATATTCTTGTATTTTTTTATAAATATTTAACAGTCCGGAATATTAATTATATTAGTTCATATATTGATATTTATGATTATTATAATTTAGATGTCCCAATTAATAATTGGGTAAAGTACTGTTTCTCAAAATATATTTTAATTTAAAATAATATACCAACAACCAATACTAGACCGAGTATTGGAACAAATCCAGGCTTAGATTTAATAGATGATGAAATCTTAGGCATTACAATTGGCCATAAATAAGTCGCAACAAGGTAGATTATTATTAATCTAAGAGCTAATAAGATCATAAGTAGTTGTAATAATTTGTTATCTTTTTTTTTACTTGAAGCATATTCCTTAAAACCTTCAATTAATTTAAATCCCGCCATTTATATATATATATATATATTTTTTTTTATACTCTTTCAACAGGGTCATTTAACCATGAATATTCATTTGTATCGACATTATTAATTATCGTACCGGGGATATTAGAAGGTTCACTTGGATATTGTTGTATTGATGGATTATTAAACATACAATCCTCATCTCTAGGGACTGGTAAAGATTTTGTATCCCAAATTAAAGATTCTTTATCACAAAAGAATGGAGATCCGTCTTTAATTGGTATATTTGCGGGCAACATTTTCTGAGTTAATTGATAGAGTGTAAAAACACTACTTACATCAACTGTATCGGGTCTTCCTCTTAATGGAATAATTTTAAATTTATCTGTATAATATGTATCTAATAGAACTTGAATATCTTCATCAAATGTGTCATAATAATTAAGTATTCCTTGTGATTTATATTTGAAGCTATATTTTTGTAAGGTATTTTTAATACCACTTTTATCAATATCAATAAAGTTAATATAAATGATGTCTTCAAATGAGACAAAGTCAATAATTAATTTAACCGTGTGATAATTTTTAACATCATAAATAAAGAAATTTACAATACAACGGAAGTTGTTCTTTTTATCTTTCATAACATACATATTTTCAATTGTTTTGATATAGTAATCATTCTTTGAGAAATAGCCAATACTTTCTATAATCTTCTGAATAATATTTGTGATATTTTCATTTGTGATTGAATCAATAAGATTTTTATTTAGACTCCATTTGCTTACTATATTATTTAAAACAACTTTATCTGCTGAAGACATCTTATGTAGTACATCTTTAAGAGGTACCTCTTTCTCCTTTACTGGTTCAATTATTTCTTTTATTGTTTCAACTGCTCCATTTATTTCTTCCTTTATTTCTTCATTTATTGGAAGTTGATTTTCATTTTGACCTTCAGTTATTTTTTTATTTTTTTCCTGAAGTATAAAGAATAATATTAATATAATTGTAATTAAGATTATTACTTTCATTATATATTATATAATATATATAATATAATTTTAATTCCTTCTAATTATATACATAATTTCAATTACTTTGTTATCTCGTTTTTTTAGGTTTCTGGAACCTTTGTATGTATCATATGGAGTTTCTTTTTTTTCAACATTATAGGGTTCTAATATTTGATCCCAATCTTCTTTGTTAATAATACCTTCATTATTATAAGATAGTATAATATATTTGGTTTTTTGCAATGATGTTTCAATTAAGTCTTTCATTACTGGGATAGCTGATTTATTATAATTATACAACGAACGTTTCCAATCTTTCGGGATACCAGAAACTAACGATATATCTTTTGGTTCTTTATTTTCAATGATGATATTAAACATATAATAATTATTGGAATAACCGTGTTGATTATATGGAGGATCTAAATAAATAATATCAAAATCATTACGTAGATTTTTGAGTAAGATATTTGTATCTTCTTGAATTATTGTTGGATTATATTGATATTTACTCCAAATTGGTAATTCTAATTGAATCCTACCAAGAATCCTTTTAAGGTCATTTTCTGCTGATCCTCCCCATTGACCTAAACCTGTTTCTTTATTTTTATGGAACCCTTTAAATTGTCCACTTGTATTGACATGAATACTTGCTTGAATTAATAAAGGAGTAATACAATAATTAAATAATTCTTTTTCTACATTTTCTTGAATATAGTCCCTTAATGTATCAATAATTAGGGCATTTTCATGTGTATAAAAACACCTTTCTCCACTTTTAATATCAAATGTATCTTTCGGAGAATACAATTTACAAATAATACCTTCTTTATATGGTCCATTATTTGCGATATGGTTCATTTTTTGAATATGGAACTGAATTTTTATAATTTGTTCATAAGATGGCCTTACAAGAAAACAATAATTTATAATATATGAATATAATTCAATATCATTTGAATAAAGAATTTCAGAATATTTAGTAAATAATCGCGAAACGACAGATGAACCAGCAAAAGCATCAAAAATATTTAATTTTTCTTTGTTTAGTTCTTTTGAGATTTGTTGAACAATGGCTTCAATTTCAGGGATTAATTTCCTTTTATTTCCTAAATAGGTTATCATTTTTTGGTTGATAAATGTTTCATCATCTGACATTTAATTATTAAAAAAAAAGTTTATAAAATAAAAATTAAAACGAATTTAGTTAATCTCTCGAGACAATTACAAATTCTGCGAGGAACATGTCTCCTGTCGTCTCAAACATAGTGTCTATCCCTCCATCTAAATCAGTAATAGTCCCTGATATTTTTGTTAATGTTGTTGGATTAATACTAGCAACAAAATTTAATTTTTTCCCTTTATGAATCTTACGTGAATTAGCTGTAGGGGCACCCGTATTTTCATTTGGAATAATTAAAGAATTGAATGAATTTGAATCTGTGGAATTACCCTGATGATTGAATTCATTAATTTTTAATACATATGCTGTGCAGGGTAAAGTTGCTGGTGGGTGATCTACTGTTGAATGAAATGTTGTAAAATTTTCTAAAAAAATGTCTGATAAACTATCAATTCTTAATGGTTCATGTAATGTTACATCAAATACACCCGTTTGTGCAGGATCTGCCTTTATAATAAATGTCTTTCTCATCCTTCTTTCAAATTGATATCCTGGATTTTGATAAAAAGATAATTCAGCATTTTCCCTTGCTTCTTTTAAGTTTTGTCCGAAATTATTCATAATATTTACTATAATAAAATATTTATAATTATTAAAAAAAAAGTTTATAAAATAAAAATTAAAACGAATTTAGTTAATCTCTCGAGACAATTACAAATTCAGCTAAAAATCTAGCCGTTTTCCCGCTGCCGACGTAAAATGGTGTCGAGTAGACAGGGGTGCCGTCGCCGGTGATGTCACCAAAGGTTCCATTATCTGTAATTTTACCTGATAATTTGGTTATTGTCGTTGGCTCAATTTTACAAACCCAATGGAATTTTGACACTCTATGTCTGTATCCCGCGTTTCTCGTGTGCTGGGAACTCATGTATGCCCCGTCAGCTGCGGCATTTGGGATGATAATTGAGCGCATTTTCGTTGTATCCACCTTATTAGTATCTGTATTTAGATTGGATGCGTAATTTGAATCACTTTGAAATTCATTGATAGTTAACAGGATTGCCATATTCTTATCACCGTTGCCGTCCGGCGGGTTGAGGGTGGTCGTGCCATAGGAGGGGATTGCATTATTCGATGTAAATGAGTCTAAATATACATCAGAAGTTTTATCAATTCTTAATGGTTCTACTAAATTAACTGAAAATTCAGTAAACTCTTTCCCGGTGTTGTTGGAATAATTTGCATCACCATTGAATGACTCGCTCGGCTGGCCGTTGCCGGAGACATTCGCGGCAACTACATCAAGAATCACTGATTTTCTCTCCCTCCGAGGGTATTGATATCCTGGATTTTGATAAAGAGATAATTGAGTATTTTCTCTTGCTTCTTTTAAGTTTTGTCCGAAATTATTCATAATATTTACTATAATAAAATATTTATTTTAGAACGAAAATCTCTTTTCTTTCATTTATGAAATTATGAATAAAGTAATAAGCACTCTCTAATTGTTTTGTATTCTGTCCACCTGTAATAATAATTTTACCACTTTTAAATACAGCGATTGTTACTTTCTTACAGTTTCCATCTCCATCAGCCCTCCCTTTACCATTACACATTGATTCACAACAACATATTCCATCTGAATTATTAACATTAATGAAATACTTAATATTAACACCGGGATAAATACACGGTTCATATGAAGAATATATCCCGTAATCAATAATTTCCCTTTGTAATATTTCTCTATTTATTTCATAACCTATATCAAAATCACTATTAATTAAAACTAATTTATGATTAACTAAATATATATCATCTTCAAAAACATTAATATCTTTAAAATATTCAATAAGATCTTTCACTAATAAATGACCTTGATCTTCTTTTTTTAGACCTGTAATTTGTATTTTTCCATTATTAAATAATTTAACATTCATAATTTTATTATCGTGGACAACATGAATAGTTGCTTGATTATAGAAAATCTTCTTTTTTGTCTTTTTCCTCTTCTTACGAAGTAATTTTTTTGAAAATCCCTTCGGTACGTTATTTGCACCATATTCAATAAATGGGATATAATCGGTAATAGGGACAGATTTATATATATTCTCTAAATCAATATCATCTGATATTTGTAGAATACTTGTAATTGTTGATATCCTTAAATGGTCCATTTTCAATATATATTTTTATTAATTGCTTTAAATAGAAATATCAATTTTCAATTTTTAAAATAAATAAATATAATATAATGAAGAATGTCCGGACAAAGAAAAGAAAATATACACAAAGGACATTAAATAAAAAAAATTTAATAAAAAAATTAAGTAATGAAACTGCGAATGAACTATTAAATAATGCTAAAAAATATGAATTAAAGATAATAGAATTGGTTCAAAGTTTAGAAGATAAAAAGAGAAAGATATTTTTAACACCGAATTGGAAGGATACTTTATTTAAATCAAAAGAATCTTTATCCAGAAAAATAAATAAAAGATTAAAAAGTGAAATAAAAAAAAATAAGGATAAAACAAATCAAGATATCCAAAAGAGGGCCCAAAAAATTAAGAATAAGATAACCGATTATATAAGAGTAACATATATAATTCCTCAAAAAATATATGAAAAAAAGATCTTATCATTAATTGATAAATTAAGGCAGAATAATTGTATACAATTAAAACCGTGTAAGAAACAATTACGATGGGAATTAGGAGATTATTATCAAGGTACAAATACCGTATGGCAATGTCCTTTACAAAAAAGTAAGATAGAAGTTCAATTCCACACAACAGAGTCTTTAAAAATGAAAGAAAAGATTCATAAAAAGTATGAAATACATCGTGTGAATTGTATTAATAATAATGGAGGAATAATTAAGAATCGTAAATGTAAGACATTACGTAAACAAATGTTAACTATGGAGAAGAGTGTTATTATTCCCAAGGGACTTGATGTAAAAAAGAGGTTTATACGATTTGATAAGAATGGTAAAGCATACCTTTCAACAGAATAAAAAAAATTACAACTGGTTCTTCATTTGATGTCCTAGAGTTACATAAGGCCGACCAATTGCAGGACATATTTGATTATCTTCAAATGTATAGATTTTATTATGATATTTAAACTTTTCGAGTAGTTTTATACATGCGCCACAACAGAATACTGGTTTTACCCTTCCATCTTTTGTATACCTCCATATATAAAATTCATACTTATGTCTTTTATCGTTGGAACGACAATACTCAATACATTTTTGTTCCGCGTGAATTGAAATTTTATTATGATTTTCACCACAAGCTCTTGATGTTCCCATTGAGACTATTTTTTTCTTTTTTTTATCGTAAATACAGTATACAACAGCAACAGCACAAGACTCAATTGTATGTAGTGTATTGAAAGATACATTTGTTTTTAGAGGAAATGGTGGAATCTCTAATAACATTTCATTTATATTGATTAATAATTATCTTTAAAAATAAATCAAATTTAAAACTCGAGTAAGTATTCTTTGATTAAAAATAAGTACTGTCATAGTTCCTTTTCATTTATTTTAATAGTACTCTATTTTATTCTCATTTAGGTTCATTATTTACGATATTTTGAATCGATGTCTTCTCTTCGGGTGGTGTTGATGATCATGAGATACCTCCTGAATTAATTTCTGTAACTTTTTGTTCCATTGGTGGTTCTTCATCCTCTAAATCCTCTACTGTTATTCCTTCTTCTCCATCATCCGATTCATCATCCGAATCATCATCCCCGTATTCAAGTAGTTCAATAACTCTATCTTTATTTAGATCATCCCCTGGACAGAACATATAGGTAAGATCAGTTAAACACGCAACAAGTGTATCTCTATCAATTGTGAATAAATATCTATCTTTTAACATTCTAAGGTAAACATCTTTCATATCATTATAATCTCCAATAATAATTTTATTATTATGGATATATTCTGGGAGTTCTTCGTGTAGGTTTTCTAGTGTAACTTGTGTTATATTTCTAATTGCTGGCATATTTTAGTTATACTATTATTATTTTTTTTAAATACTTACTTAAAAATTAATATTAGAGGAATTAAATGGACTTTACAAAAATTGAGGAGAGATTAAACAGGGTTAAAAAAGAATTAAATGAAGTAGATAAAAAAGTAGATGATACTATTAAGAGTATATCAAAAATAGATGATACAAAACTATCATATGATATTTTATATCAAGTATTGAGTGAAGATGAAAAAGAGTATCATAGAGTAAACGAAGCTTATAAAAAATATATATCACAGTATTCCACTGCTTATATTGAGATGTCTGAATGGTATTATGGACCCGAATTACCCTATGATATTTATTTACGTGAGATAAAAAAAGGTGTGATTAGGGATGGCGATACTTATTTAGATACACCGAGTGATGTTCGGGAAATGTATAAATTATTTATTTTTTTTATGATGTATGATTTCTTTACTAAAAACGTGAATCACTTTGTATAATTTTTAGATGTTGTTTTATGAAGTTATCATTGAATATATTTGGATATAATACTGAGTAATTATCTGATGGATTTTGGTATTTATCAAATGGATTTTTTAATGGTTTCCATGTATTTGAGTTATCTGAATCTATAATTTTATTGGTATTAAAATAGTTATGATGGGGTAGTTCTATATTCATACATCGAGGAGGGTTAAAATAATTCTTATGGTTTTTTTCATTTGTCGATTTTAGTAATGATGTAAATAATCCTTTTATTGGTGTTTTTAATTCATTTGTATTTTCTATATAGATTGTTTCACCTTTTTGATTATTTGAGCAGATAGCATATTGTTTTTCATTTGGTTTAAAATATTCAGTTATATCTCTTTTATGATGAAGAATTATAATAATAATTAAAAAGGATAAAATTTTTAATTCCATAATATAGTTATTAGATAATATATACTAATTTACAAATAAATAAGAAAAGAAATAAATATGCCAGAAGATATAGAAAATACAATCTCCTTTTATCTTCGTCATTTATTTCTTTATTTTTTCTCATAGCTGATAGTTCATCATAAAAGTAGGTTTTCAAGTGTTCAAACATTTATAATAAAAAATATTTTAATTATCCCGATAATTACCATCTTGGTCAGCATCATCTAGTCCTTCATCTTCTCTATCTTCATCACCCGGTGTAAGTTCATCATCTTCTTCTTGTACTGCTGATAATATATTTGTTGTATTTATACCTTCTGATTCGTTAACTTCTAATTGAGCTTCATTTTCATAGAATCTTTCTTTTAATAAATTTATTCTTTCATCATCATGGTGTTCAATCCTTGATTTGCTTTCAAGATAATCTAAGTTTCCTTTTTCTGATAAATGATAATACGAAGATAATCCACATTTTTCTAATTGTACTGAAGCAGACCTTGATTCTGTGGTTTTGTTATCTAGCAGGTCAAGAATATTTTGTTTTTCCCTTTCTTTTTGACGACTTATTTTATCTGAAATTAATTCATTTTGATGAATCCATTCTGTATCAATATAGGATTCTAATTGATCAATCAATAAATCAAATAATAATTGAGTACATAGTCGTATTGAATCGCTTATATTTAATCTATGTTCTTCTTCTAGTGATTCAAATAATATATTTGCTTTTTTCATTAATGGCGAACTTTCATCTTTTAAGTCATTAATATAATCAATCATCTTTGTAATTAAGAATAGGAAATTGAATCTATTAAATATATTACCATATTCTACAAGAAATTCTGAATTATCATTACCTATTAATATATCTATATCTTTTTGGTAATATTGTTTAATATAATTAAATAGTCCTTCAAAGCAGATTGAATAATTTGGTTCTTTTTTATAGATATAGAATCCTTCTATTATTTCCTTTTTAAGTGGATTGAATATATCATTATGTTGAAGAAATTCATTAAAAGATATAAAATCTTGAATTCTTTCTTTATTTGTTTCACTTAATTTCCATTCTTTTGGTATATCATTATGGAATACGGTACCCGGGCTATTTAATGGTGTTCCAATTGGTAATGAAGCTGCTTCTGTGATATCTCTTTTACGATTGCTTAGACGTGCAACAATTGTTATTATATGATAGATTGAGTTATTGATTGTTGTTGAGTTATCTAGGAATTTTTGAATAAGTACATTCATTGATTCTAATGATCTTCCAAAACTCGATTTAAAACGTCTTATTTGTTTATTTTCTAGTAATTGTTCTTTATTTGATTGATTAATAAAATCTTGAATTTTGTCTAATGCGGATGCATTATATTCAATCATTGTATTGAATGCTTTGGCATAATTTTGACTTCCTCCTTCTATTAGATTAGTTAAAATAGGATGGGCTGGATCAGCATCTTCGAGAAGTAGATTATTATTTATGATAAATGAATAGATTCTATTTTCAAATGATGAATCATAAATATGTTTATTTACTAATGATAATGAACATGAATTCCTTTTAAACTCTAAAATTTTATGGAAGTTTTCATTTGTTTTGGGTAATAATTTATCACAGACTACTTCTCTTTGAATTGTAGGGTTTGCAAGGAGATTGTAAATAAATTGGTCTTGATCATACCTTTCTTTAATTTGATCGTCATCATCAATACAATATTTACTAAATAATTTATCAATTATAGTTTCACTTTTTTCTTCTTCATCTATTTTTATTATATTCCTATCAATTAATTCTTCGTATGTTTCATCTGGAAATATAATAGGTAGTTCATAGGAGTAAGTACGCTTACTATTTCCACTCAGTAACATTCCATTCCAATTATTAATATGTACATGAACGTATATTTTGATTGTATCAATTTCTTCTACATTTTTCTTTTCGAAATGATTAATAATATTTTGAATAAAAACTTCTTTAAATTCTGAATAATTAATACGATCAATCATTTTTTTATTTTTATCCCATCCTATTTTGTCTAATAATGGTTCAATTGTTTTATCACTAATTGTATCAATAAACCTTTGAATTAATAGATTAAGAATTGGTAATGGTTTATTACTTTTTCCGTGAAGGTGCATACTATATTTAAATAATCTTTCATAGGATTCATTTTTCATAATTTCAGAGAATGATATATTTAGTATTTTGTATCGTGGATTTAGATATGCATCATTAATTGATATAATTGATGATATATTTTCATAAGTTATTTGTGTACCATTCTTAAGTATATGGTTTTTCATATCACCTTTTAGTTCTTGATTAATTTTTTCATTAATAGTTTTTACAAGTATATTATCTATACTTGGTTTATATGTGATCCAATCTTCTTTTAAGAAGAAATTATATTGATTGCTTTGATTTTCATAATAATTTTTTAATTTATTTTTAATTTCGGCATTTTTTAAGATAAAAGAAGATATATTTAAGAATTGTTGTGGGAAAGTTGGAAATGAGCTTTTATTGTATTTAATTGATTCATTAAGAAATTCTTTTATATTTATCCAAAAGTTATCTTTTTTATTGAGAGTTACGATTTGATTAAGAATTATTTGTACTGTTTGGATTGTATCGATTGAAATTTTTTCAATAATATCCTTATTTATTTCTTTCCAAGGAGGTTGTTTTAATTCATCTTTTTCGTTAGGAAAATCCCATAAATGGATTGAGAATTTTGAACTTATTGGATAAGGTGGGGATGATATTTGAATAATAAATAAGATTAAAAATAAATTAATAAGTACTTCATTACAATCATTAAAAAATTCCATAAGATATGATTTTTTTTGTTCCCATAATTTCTTTTTGTTAATTGATTTATCTTTATTATTTTTAACTTCTAATTTCTTTTCTTTATACATTGGGTGATTTTCAATTGCTTTACTTTCTACTCCATAACGTATATTTGTTAATGAATCATTGATAAGTAGTTCATTATAATCGATAATAGTTTGTATATCATATTGATTAAGTTTAACTCCAAATAAAGAGGAAATTTTTTGTATTCTTTTTTTAGTTTTTAATTGTTTTTTATTTAATATTTGAAGATCACTATCATCTGTATTAAGTACTTCCTTTGAACTAGTAGGAGATCCATCACTAAAACCTTCTAATGAAGAAAAGTTATCAGTACATAAGAAATCACCACATACTTTACAATAAATATTACCATCTTGTGGTTGGCTTCCAAATAGAGATTTAACTGTATTATGTGTATTTATGTCTAAATGTGAGTCTTTAATATATTGATAGTGTTTACATAATAATCTTTCATCAGAACCTTTTTGATAATAATAACTTTTATCTTCATTTTGGTTTGGTTCTCTTGCAAAACTGTTAATAAAAAGTTGTATATAATTATTACGTATTGGTATAATATGAAGGTTCATAATATAGGACAATGATAATCTTATTTTATCTTTAGTTGAAAGAATATTATTTTTCTTTTTAATTGGTTTAACAACCTTTCTTTTTACATTTTTATTGTATCTTTTGATATAATTTTTTATATTTTCTTTAATGATTTCATTAAAACGAACTCTATTTTCTTTATCTAGCGTTTTATATTCAATATTAAATGATAGATACATTTTCCGGAGGTCATCATGATTGAGTATGATTTTTCTAATTTTTTTTGGTACAGTTTCAATAATATTTGAATAAGAAGGGAAATGATTCTTTAATAATAATGGAAGATCATCAATTGTAGATTCTTTATCATTTAAAATAAATGAATGAATTGTATCGTTCCAATCTTCATCTGTATTGATTGATCCAAGTTCCATCATATGACGATAGATTGGTTCATCTTTCATTCTATCTTTTATCAGGTTATATGAGTATTTGAAATCACTAAGGTAATATAATTCGTGAATAGATAATGGTGAAGTATCCATTGTAATATTAATGAATGATGATGGTAAAATATAGAATCCAATAATTGATAATTGTTCTTGTGGAGATATGGTTTCAAAGGATGTTATATTTTCTTTTTCTATGGGTATTATTAATTCATCTTTTGTTTTATTAATATCTGCAGATAATTCACCTTGAATACCGTGACAAGTATTTGTTAAACCGCAATATCTAAAATAGAAACCATTATAGGGAATCAATAGTGATCCATTATTTTGGAAGGGGGTAAATTTATTAAGTGAATTAATTATATCTTTATAGGTATTTTCGGGGGATGTTTGAAGTTTATATTTTTCTTCTAATTCTGTTTCAAAGTGTTTGATAATAATATCATCATGTTCTGTTTTATCTTCATCTTCTTTTTTGTATAATCTTTTACTATTTTGAACGATTGGTATAATCCATTTTGGTAATAGTAATGGTTTATTATTTTCTATATCTTGTATAAATTGAAGGGAATCTGACGGTATTTTATGATCTTCTTTGAATAATTTTACAAAATGTTCTACAATATCTGATATTTGGTTAATTAATGATACATTATTGAATGCATTTAGACTGGTTATTAATTCAGTTAATAGACTTTCTTTTTTTTCTTGTAATGAATAATCTTTAACTTTTTTTTCTTTAACATCAATTTCTATTTCAGGATAAAGATCTTTAATTACTAATAAATCCATTGTATCTATTTCTTTAAAATCAAATTCTTCAACTTCTTCTATTTCAAGAATTGTATAATTATTTGTTTTAAGAAGAATACGATTATCATTATTTAGATCAAGTATTTCTTGATTATTTTCTTCATCAATTAGAATTACTTTTTTATCATCAATAAGTTTTTCTTGAACTACGAGTAATTTATCAACCGGTTCATCATCTTCTTCAAAAATAACAATAAAAGTATTATCAATATTAAAATCATATTCATAGACCAATGGATTATCTATTTCAGGCTCTACTACTTCTACATCAAAAGCTAAATCTTGATCAAATGATTCTTGATCGTCTGGTATATTTTCTGAAATAGACGCTTCATCTATATTCATATTACTTATATATATATAAATTAATATTTAAAAAATTAGAACATGAATTAATTAATTATAATGGAATTACAGAATTTTATTAATGAAAATGAAGATTACCTTCGTGTTTTTAAGGAACATAAATTATATGTACGTAAATATTCACAATTAGATTTAGCATTGGTAAAATGTTATAAAAATAATAAATATGAATACGATCTACATCCATGGCTAAAATATTGTCGTGGAGCAATTATTAATACGAAAACAAACCGTCTAGTTTGTATTCCACCTATGAAATCTTTAGAGAGGGAATATGAAATAGAGAATGTTATTAATGGATACAATGGAGAGGATGAATATCAACCACTTATTGAAGGTACAATGATAAATATGTTTTATCATAATGATGAATGGATGATTTCTACAAGAAGTAATATTGGAGCTAAAAATTCGTGGGAAAAGAAAGAACCATTTTGTAAGTTATTTTTAGAGGTGAATGGTAGCGAGTGGTTTAATGAATTAAATAAGAATTATTGTTATTCTTTTGTATTATGTCATAAAAAAAATCGAATTGTTTCATTGATTGAAGATAATATGATATTTTTAATTGAGAATTATGAATTAGGTGAATTACCAATAAGAAAAGAATTAAAGGAAATTACAAATATTAATTTAATATTTAATTTCCCTGAAGAATATTTAATTAATTATAATAATTATCTACCTTTTTCTATTAAAGGACTTACAATCAAGAATAAGAATAAAAGGGTTAATTGGATAAATCCTGAATATACATATGTGGAAGGTTTAAAAATGAATTATAATGATCCATATTTAAATTATATCGCATTAAGGCAAAAAAGGCTATTAAAAGAATATCTAAAGTTCTTTCCAGAAGATTATCATATATATAATCAATATCGTATGGATTTTAATATTATCAAACAATTATTATATGAGTCATATGTTTCAAAGTTTATAAGAAAGGAAATTGAAATCAGTGATATTAAATATCCTTTACGACCTTTAGTATTTGAGTTACATAAATTTTATAAAGAGAGCGGTGAAAGTATTAATATTAAGATTGTTTCTGATTATTTACATAATTTGCCCGGTAAAAAAATGTTATTTATAAATAATTATCTCTTTAAAAAGTAAATGGAGTATTCCTTAACAAAAGATCAAAGTATTTATTTATTATTACTTTCCAAGATAGATGAGTCACAAATATGTCGTTATATAATCGGTTTAAAAAATCGCAAAGAAAAAGTTGAAGCATATAATTATCATTATGAACAATGGGAAAAGATAGCCTCAAAATATTTCAAATGTCTTGAGAATAGATATCCTACTTATTCTTATATTTTTAATGGTAATGAAATAATTGCAAAAAAAGATAATAATTTAGTATTTTTTAAAGAAACAGGGATATCTTATCAAATTCGGGATTTAGTAATGGGTCTAATCAACGGATATGAAAAAGATAATCTATCCGAAGAAGAAAAAAAAATATGGAGGAAAGATGATGATAATCTTTATAAAGGATTAGCAAGGAAGATTCAAGGTAAAATGATTGAATTATAATTTTTTGTCTGCTTCACCTTGAATAATAGATAGTGATTTAATTATTTCACTGGATGCTTCTTGAAGTACTTGAATAATTGAGACTACTTTTTGAGGTTTATTACTGTGAAACATATTATTATTTGGATTCAGCGATAAGTTTAGAAGAATAATATCTTCTAATGGATGTTTCTTTTTATATCCGCAAACTGACAAAATAGAGTCATCATCAATCATATTCATTGATACATAAGATTGTATTATATTTCCAATTGTATCATCAAACCCTTGAATTTTAATTATAAATATTGAATCTTCATTGATTGAACTTAAACTCATGAATGTATTTTCCTCTACGGATAATTTTGGTAATTCTTTCATAAATAGTTCAAATTGGTCAATAATTAGTTGTATTGCGAGGATAAATAGTTCTTTAGAACTAAGGTAATGGACTGAATCAATTGTAAATGTATACCAATATGGTTCAGCATTTTGATCCCTATAGAAATATCTTTCTGATTCAGAAATTCTTAATTCTTTTTCATATTTTATTCTATCTTTTTTTTGTATTTGATTTACATTTATTTTTTCTTGAAGTATTTTTTGAAATAATTCTTCATCTTTTTTAAATGAATAAGTGGCCCTTGAAACTGCTTGCCAACGGGCATCTTCATAACCAAATGAAACAGAAGGCACACCATAGAGTTCAAGATCTTGATTTACGGATGATTTTGTTAATTTAAGTTCTGTGATTATACAATATTCATTTTTTGATTGGAAACGATAAGGTTGAAAAATCTTTACTTTTTCTTTATCTGAAAGTGTTTTTGATTGATCATAATTATCAATACTAATTTCACCTTCATCATTTAATTGTATTCCTTCCTTGAGTGGATATATTTTAAAGTCTTCTGCTGTAATAGTTGTAATGGGTTCATTCGGATTATTTTGAACATCTAAGTGAAATAGATAATCTTTTTTATATTTACTTGGATTAATATACAGTGGTATTAATGAAATACGGTGTGATAAGAATTCATTATGGAGTGATGTATTATTTTTCTTAATAATCATATCTGAGTTTCCATCCTCTGTTCGGAAAGCAACTGTTGGAATTGAAGATAATAATGTTCTACGGATTCCATTGACAATACTTTTATGAAGTCCTTTTCCTTGAATATCAAATCTAATATTTTTCCCTTTACTTTTAGGGTCAATTTTTGGATCAAGTTGAATAATAATATCTGAAATCATTCTTTATAATTGTTTATATAAATATTATATAATTATCAAATTTTAAATATGTTTATTTGTAATAATTCTTTTATATATTAAATAAATGAGTAATGAATTAAAGTCAATAATATATATTAGTAAAAGATGTCCATATTGTCGTAAACTCCTTCTATTATTACAAACAAAACCTGAATTAAAGGGGTCAATACAAATTACCTCTGTTGATGATGAGCCTTTTCCAAAAATTATTAAAAGTGTCCCTTCCATGGTAACTAATGGAGAAATATGGAATGCTGAAGAAATTTTTGCAGCATTAGATGATAATAGAAACAATGTAACAACAACGCCTCAAAATACTCCAAATGAAAGTCAACAAAATACAAGTAATGAGGATTCTCTACAAGATTATTATCAAATAGATAATAATCTATCATATGCTCCAATTGAAGGTGGTAATATTATAGATGATTCCAACTATGCGTCAATTGATGAAGAAGATGTATCTGTAGATACTCGTAGTGATGGATATATAACAAATAATAAAAAAGCGACTCAATTTGATAATGATTATGAAAAATTAATGTCTGACCGGTCAAATTTAATGTCTGAGATGAAGAATTAATGCGTAAAATATATAGAGAAATAAAAATATATAATACAATAAATGTCTGAAGAAATCTATAAACTATTTAAATTATTCATTGGAGATATTTTAAATGTTTTTCCTGAATATACGGAAAGGTTAAATAATTATTATAAGGATATTATTGATTCGGATGAATATATTGAAAATCCCAAATTGAATGAGTTTTTAGAAAATATAAGTCTAATAAGTGATAGAGTTGTTGAAAAAGATGTTACATTATTTCAATCTGATCCAATAATTTTACAGAATGTATCATTTAAGTTAATTTGGAATTCTGATATTACATCAACTACTAAAAACAGTATTTGGAAGTATCTTCAAACATTCTGTATGTTAAAGATTAAGTTAGAATCAAGTGACAAGATAAATGATGTTATTAAAACAATTGAATCAAATCAAAAAGTAAAAGATAAAAAAACGGTTGAAAATATGAAGAAGTTAAAGAAATTAAATGAGAGTTTTGATACTGAAGTACTTAAAAAAGTTGTTGATGAAAACCCTGAATCGTTAACTAATAATATTGGAGAACTTGATAAAATGTTTGGAGAAACAGATATTGGTAAAATTGCTAAGGAAATTACCGATGATTTAGATATTGAGGGGATTATGAAAAATGGTGGTGGGATTGAAGATATTTTTAATGGGGGAAACATGATGAATATTATTCAATCAATAAGTAGTAAAGTTTCAAATAACAGTGAAGGGAATCCTGAACATTTATTAAGTGAAGCAACAAATATATGTAATTCAATGCAAGGAAACCCTTTATTTAGTACATTAATGAATATGCAAAGTGGACTAATGGGTAATATGGGATTAGATATTCCGAATGTACTAGGAGAAGATAAAAAAGAAGATATTAAAGATCCAATCAGTGAAGATAAAAATACTAAGAATATTAATATTGAAGGACCAAATAATCCTAATAAAACTCAACAAAGATTAAGGAAAAAATTAGAAGAAAAAAAGAAACTTAATGTTGAAAAAATGAATTAGTTTTAATAATTATAAATATAAATATAAATATTATATAATAATATAATATGGGAACACCACTATGGACAGAAAACTTATCAATTCTATATGAAAAGAGATATTTATTTGAAGTTATTCCAGATAAACATTTTGATTTCAATCGTAAATTAAATAGTTTATTAAGGTTATCTATTTATTATTCAACAATTGTTTTCTTAATGGATAACTCAAAAACGGATTTACTTTATGTACCATTTGTAGTTGGTATAATTACTTATATTTTAAGTATGAAGTTTAAAGAAACATTTATTAATAAAACAAATGTTGATTTAATGAATATGGATGAAAGTGATGGGGAAGATTCAAACGAAAAATTAATCGAAAAACTAGATGGTTCATGTAAAACCCCTACAAAGAGTAATCCATTTATGAATCCTGAAATTTATGATTACAATACTAAAAACAATACAACTGATTCTTGTGATTCATATAATAATAAAGGGGTTCAACAAAGTATTGATCAGAAGTTTAATTCTTCATTATATCGCGATGTTAATGATATATTCGGGAAGAGTAATTCTGCCCGCCAATTTTATACTGTACCTGGAAATTCCATTCCAAATGATCAAGGGACATTTGCTAAATGGTTGTATGGGACTCCGAAAACTTGTAAAGAGGGTAATGGTCTTCAATGTGCCGCAAATCAATATGGTGTAAATCGTGGACCTTAAAAAATATAATTTTAAAAATAAAATATATTTTCATTATATAAATGACAGAAATAGAAAATAATGTAGAATCAAATGGATATCATGGTGGATTTGAATCAAATCTTCCTTTAGATCAATTACAAAAATGCTCAAAAAATGACACTGATTTAGTTTTTTCATTAGATAAAAAAGCATCTTTAAAATCTGATCCAGCTGTTGTTAACCTTGAAATTCAACAAGGTTTTGGTGTTGGTAGTTATCATTTAGATAATATGTATGGTTGTGATTGTAATCTTACTAATGCTCGTGAGGTTCAATTAAGTCAACCTAATATTAATTTTACAGGTGGTAAAGGATGGATGGGTGAAAGCGGTTGTTTAATTGATAATGATTCTAAGTTAAGAACACATGAATTAACAAATAAACGTTTTATTAATCAATTCCCTCAATTACAGAATCAAGGATTCTTCGGAAAAGGTGCTTTCCATGTTGATAAAGAAACGGAATTACGTGATTCTGATATTATTCAAGAAGATAGACCTTGTAACTCATTAACTGGATCAACAACATTACCATTATCAATTACACCAATGATTGATAGATTAGAAAAAGAAATTCAAGATCCTAAGAACATTATTCCAGAAGAATCTATGGATTCGTGGGTTAGAGGTGGTCTACCAACACGTCAAATCGTACGGAATTTAGACTATATGAAACGTGTTCAAGAAAAAAAATAAATTATAATATATAATATAATAAAGAATGAGTATATTTCAAAAATTAAATCAGAAATTAGAAGAGGAATCTGATATTCAATCATCAACTCCAAGTAATTACTTATTAAACTCTAGTCCATTTGAAGTTAAAGATGGTCCTATTTATCCCTGGGCTCCAACGGTAAGATTACAAAAAATCGGAGGTTCACTTTTAAAGGATAAGAATATAACTGACGTAGAATCCGAATTAAATAATATTACAAGACCATTATCAAATGATCCTAATACTCATTATAAACCATCAGAAGAAGAAGTAATTAAACACTCGAACCTTAAGGATGGATTCTTTCATCAAGATAGTACATTATTATCAAATCCTCCAAGTCTTTTACGGGGTCAAACAAAAAATCGTTGGATTAATTTATACAAGGATCCCTTAAAAAATTCTTTAGAACCATTTGATAGATTAGGAGACAATACATACCTTAAATTAATTGATGGAGAAGATAAATGTGCCGAGAATAATTAAATTTGATTTTTAATTTACCTTAATTTTTAAAAATGTTCTTTTATCTTGAATGGATTGATAAAAGACCAAGTAAAATATTTTTAACAGAAGAGAGACCAAAAGAAATTAATTATGAATGTTCATTTAAAATTCAAAAAAAGGAATATAACCTTTGTGGAAATATAAATCCAAATTTTCTTACCTTTTATCCTTCTCCTAAATTACAATACACTAAAAATCAATATCTATTATCTCATTTACAGAAATCAGTCAGAAGAATGGATTCAGTTAAATCAGTAAAAACAGCAAAACATTTAATTGATTTAGATTTAATATCATTTTTAAGGAGGCTTCCTATTATCATGTTAGAAGATGTAACTATTCATGAATCTATTTCTGTAATTATATGGTTAATGATTGCTGTTTCAAAAAAGTTTGTTATGAAAGTTGAAATAGTGAAATGGTTATTAGGTGTGGTTTATTATCTATCAAATGAAGTTATTCAAACTTCATATTCAAAAGAAATAAATGAACATCAATGGGATCCTCAATTATATTCAAATAAGATAAATATAGTATTATATTCATTAAGGTTTAGAAAGTGTTATGGTGGTATGAAAGGGGATATGGAGATGATTGAATATTATATTGGATTAATAATTAATAATCAGTTACAAATCGCTGATGATAAGATACCAATTATTAAAATAGAAATGGATCCTCTTTTAAGAGAAGATTGGATCTATCAAGCAAATGATTTTCATTGTAATCGTTATATTTTAAATAGTATTCAAAAATATTATCCATATTTACATCAAGATTATATAAAAAAATTAATCTGGAATTTTAGTTCGTCAATAAATAAACGTGGATTAATCCTCCAAGAACAAAAATATGTTGATGATTGGAATTTAATTAAAAGAACAGTAAAAAGGATTCAAAAGAATTGTATCTACTATTAAAGATAAATAAATAATAAATATTATAATATGAGTGATAAAGAAAGAGAGTATTTAACAGATTCTATTTTTTTATGTAATGGACAACTATTTTGTGAAGAAAATAATAAAATTAAAGAAATAAAAAATCATAATTGGCATCATAAATTATATGAATATGGATGGGAGAAATTAAATAAACAATGGATTAAAAAACTTAATAATTATCAAGAATATCCTTCAAAAAATTCACTGTATGGTTCTTTGGATTGTGGTGGAGAAGGAGAATGTTTATTTCATTGTTTAAGTTATGCACTCAATGGTGATAATAATCCAAGATCTTTAAGAGAAGGATTATCAGAATCAATTACAAAAGAAAGATTTCAAATAATTATTGAATTTTATCAAGTAATGGATAGTATTAATGAATTTGAAGAAGATTGGGACCCAAATGAAATTAGTTATGAAGACTTTAAGAAAAAAGTTAAAAACGGTGGGAATGAATATTGGGGTGATTTCCTATTATTGAATCTATTAAAAGAATATCTAAATATTAATTTCATTGTTCTAAATAGTAATGACCTTACAAATGAATATTATTATTACCCTATATTTTATGAATATAATGAAAATATAAAAACAATCATTTTATTATATGAGAATGGTATACATTTTAAGTTAGTTGGAAAATTTCAAGGGGGTAATATGACTACATTATTTACAAAGGAGACAATACCAAATGAAATCTTAAAATTAATTAATTTTTTGAGATAAATAATAATAAATAATATATAGTATAAATATTAAATGGAAGTAGCTGTTTTAGCCGGACTAGTAGGAATTGGGTATTTATATAATTCAAATAATAAAGATAAAAATCCCATTAATAAACGCATTGATAAAGAAGTTTCAAAACCAAATGGAGAGAATGTATATCACTCTGAATTCTATAACGAAGCAGATAAAGTTATTCAAACACTTGCAACTAAAAACTTTGAATCATCACACGAAGAAGGTACTAAAGTTATTAATAATCAAAAATTAGATAGAATTGGTTCAGATTTGTATAGTAAACCATTAGATCAAGAAAAAGAGATTCATGAATTAAAAGAGAATTTTTCAGATTATATTTATAGTAATGCTACTGGATCATATATCTCAAAAGACGATTTTGAAAAAAATGATCAAGGATATGGAATGAAACCTTATTTCAGTAAAGCCCCAGTTATTGAAGGGTTAGGTGATACACGGAGATTAAATGCACACCAAGGTGGCAATCAAAATGAATTCTATAAAACAAAAAAAGAAACAGCAAACTTTTTCCCATTAGAAAAACAGGAGGTTTTTGGAAATACCTTCGGGGAAGGAATGGGTGATCAAACAAGATATGATTCAGGTAATATGAAGACAAATCAATTACCTTTTACACAAGAAAGAGTTTCACATATTGATACAAAAGGAGAACTAAATCGTGAAATCGGTAAAATTATTGCTGATAAAGCTAATATTGATAATTTAAGAACTGAAAATAATCCAAAATTAAGTTACAAAGGAAAACTAATAAGTGGTAAAAATATTAATGAAACACGTGGTAAGATGGGTGAATTTGAACACCGTAATCCAGATAAATTCTATGAAAGCGATCAATCCAAATGGTTTACTACAACGGGGGCTTATTTAGAGAAATCTCAAAGACCTCAAGAGATTATTCCAGCTACAAACAGGGCCTCACTTAATAATCAACCAATAGGAAATGTTGCTCCATCTGGTTCAGAAGAATCAGAAAAAAGACCTATGTTCAGAAAACCAATGAAAGTTCAACTTGGAAATGATAACATTAGAAATGCAGCAATTGAAAATCCATTGGTTAGTACTGAATTACATCAAAAAGGTTATAGAGCATTACCTAATGAAAGAGATACAACTACATTACGTAATTATCAAAGTAACTTAAAAACAGAAAACGTAAAACATGTTTTAGGAATTCAAGACGATATAAGAAAAACGAAGAAACAAACAACAATTACACCTAAGTATAATGGAAACTTACAAAATACAACTATTAATTCTATAGTAGGTATTCAAGACGACATACGGAAAACTAAAAAACAAACTACGATCCATTCTAAAAATAATGGTAATATTCACGGAGGATACAATGAATTAACATTAGGTTATGAAAAACCTGAGAATACAACAAAAGATACAACATTATTTGATTATATGGGGGGAGCAGGTGCTTCAGTTAAAGGTGATATGGATAAGATTAATTATCTAGAAAACGCAGAAACAAATCCAACAAAAGAAATTATTTCGAAAGGTAGATCTCCAACACTCAGTAATGTTAAACTTGCAAATGGAAAAGATAGAGTTAATATGGAGATTAATAAATTGGATTACGATTATACAAACCATAGATTAAATTCACTTGACCGTTTATATGGTCCTACAAAAGATATGGATAATCAAGGGGATGTAACTACTATGAAAGAAACATTAGATGATAATAGTATTGCAAACCGTATTAATCCTGAATTATTAAATCCATTCCGTAATAATCCATTAACACAATCATTAGAATCATTTGCATATTAAAATCTAATTATTTATTATAATGGCTAGGAGGAAGAAATCTATAAAAAGAACAAGGACAAAGAAAGTAAAACATAGAACGATGCGTAAAAAAAAAGGAGGGGGATGGTTTAGTTTTGGAAAAGATAAAGCAAAAGAAAAAATGAAAAAAACAACAGAAAGAATCAAATCATCCAATAATTACAAACAAATGAAACAAAAAGGGAAATATGCGTATAATCTAGGAAAAGCAAATAAGGAAAAAGTTTTGTTCTTAAAACATATTAATGATTTAGAACAAACTTGTAAAAAAATAAAAAAACTAAAACCAAATAATTTAAATAAACCAGTATGGTGTGATAATCTAGAAGATGAAGATTTTACCATGTTACATAATGGAGTCGAAACTACATTAAGTTCCTTAAATCAAGCAATACAAAATGTTAAACAACAAGAAGAACAACGTAAACAGCAAGAACAGCAACAACAGCAAGAACAGCAACAACAGCAAGAACAGCAACAACAGCAACAACAGCAACAACAGCAAGAACAGCAACAACAGCAACAACAGCAACAACAGCAAGAACAGAAACAACAGCAAGAACAGCAAGAACAGCAACAACAGCAACAACAGCAACAACAGCAGCAAGAACAGCAAGAACAGCAAGAACAGCAACAACAGCAACAACAGCAACAACAACAGCAAGAACAGCAACAACAGCAACAACAGCAACAACAACAGCAAGAACAGCAACAACAACAGCAAGAACAGCAACAACAACAGCAAGAACAGCAACAACAGCCGCAAGAACAGCAACAACAGCAACAACAGCAACAACAGCAACAACAACAACAACAGCAACAACAGAAACAACAACAGCAACAACAGAAACAACAAGAGAAACAACAGAAACAACAACAGAAACAACAGAAACAACAACAGAAACAACAAAAGAAACAAATGAAACAACAAAAGAAATTAGCAAAACAACAAAAGAAATTAGCAAAACAGAAGAATAAGTTCAATATTAATAAAAGTATTAAGAAGAATAAGTTCTTATCGAAGGGTTCGAAGGGCTTTTTAAAATTTAAAAAATAATTTTTTAATTTTTTTTTATTTTATTATTTTATTAAATGTCTAATGATGATGTAAAATATATTAATGGAGATGCGGACGATTTTACTATCTATTTATTTTCTGCCCCTCCTAAGGAAAAAAATACAATAAAATTAGAACTGAATCCTTCAAAGGATAATATTCATATTGGTTTACATATTTTTCAAGAATTATTGATGATTTTTACAAGTGGTATAAAATATTTATTTAGTAAGGATGAAATTGTAGATATTACTTCATTAACTGTTGATGATATTAGTTTAATGAATCATTATTTTCAGAGTATTGGATTTACAATATTGATTGAGACATTTACTATTTCTGAATATTTAAGTAATATGAAATTACCTAATTATTTCCGTAATCATGAATTAATCAAGGATAATACACCATTGGATGATTTTTATTATGAGACATACTTAGCGGGTATAATCTATCGTATTACTTTTAACTTTTTAAGATAAAGTTAAAAAAATAAAAATAAAATATTTTGAATACAAAATGGAAGATCAAAACTCACAAGTGTTAATTCATGCTAAATTAGAATATACGAATCAATTAATTGATATCCTTACACCCCATTTCTGTGATGGAATTCAATCAATTTATGACGAAGCAAAAACGGTAAATAATAGTAGTAATAAAACTAAATCTATTTTATTATTATTTCGTACATTTTTAGAAAATGTACCTTCTTGGAGTAATGTTATTATTGAAACTGAGACTGATAGAATAATTGAAATGTCTAGGTGCGATTGGTTAGATGATTTAATTACAGCGGTATTTATAAGTCATACTCGTATTTTGACATCAATTGGTACAAATATATCTAATTCAAATATTGATTTAACTATTCCTAAGACTATTAATTTTATTCATAAATGTTATATTAATATTGCGCGTGAAATGTGGAAGAATCCATATTTATTCAATGAGTATATAATTGCTTCTGAGTATCAAAAGAATATGAGAACGATTGAATTAATTATTAAGGATTCAATTGAAAATACGATAAGGACATTACTCCCAATAAAAGAAATATTAAAACAACACCTTGATAATTATGATACAAATCAACAAGAAACACAGAAACGCCTTACTTCAAATGAATTAAAAAAGATGCTTCATGATGAAATTAAAAACTTAAAGTTGAGTCAAATTGTAGTCAATGAAAATAAATTAAATAATGATGATTCAATTGAAGAACAAGAAGAACAAGAAGAACAAGAAGAGCAAGAAGAACAAGAAGAACAAGAAGAACAAGAAGAACAAGAAGAACAAGAAGAACAAGAAGAACAAGAAGAACAAG